CCTGAAACTCCAAGATCCAGGCTGGGAAGGTGAGAGGTCAGAGAGACGGAAACAGATGAGCAAACGGGAGAGACTCGCCGCAGAAGCCCACTGGACGAAAGACCTTGATGATTCAGATGTTCACCACCACCTTTTGAGTGATGGGAAACCAATGATGGTCAAAACCGGTCCAGACTTTTGCCACATGCCCAATGTCAGTGTCAACACTAAGTCTAACCTGTCGCAAATTGAAGCCATCATCATGCGTATCACTGCTGTCAATCCCGATGACGGCACTCAGGAATTCCTAGACTCTAAAGAAGGCCCTATCCGAACCGCGTTCCAGCTCTGGGAAAAACTCTTCGGTGGTGAACAAATCGAACCACTAGACCCAGAGGAAGTAGCCGCTCAGAACACAGATTCTAATCAAAAGAAACGTTTTCAAGGGTACCTCGAGCGCACAACGTTCCAAGATGTCCGGAAAGCGGGCAGCTATTTCACAAAAGCCGAAGCCAACATCGATAAGGAAGACCCTAAGACGCGAAACATCTCGAACGTCGATGACCGCTACATCATAGAATTATCGCGGTACACCATAGCCCTTAAGAAACGGATCAACGATATTCTACCAGGTTACCTGTTCTCGAAAACAAATGCCCAGACTGGCGAATATGTCCACAGAGTGGCATCATATTTCGGCCATAAGTCCGTGTGCGACGAGAACGACCACTCAGGTTTTGATGGCCACCAACACGCAGCTTCCATGTTACTTGAATTAGGACCATACTACGTAGCCATGAACACCCATTACAAAGATGTGGCCAAACTACTAGAACAAACCCATGTGTCCTGCTTCAAATCTATTGATCATCTCACCGTTAACCCTGGGTATACCAGACTCAGTGGATGTGCCACTACAAGCATCAACAACAGTATCATCGGCCTCATCATCCCATGTTTATCTAGGATTTACACCGACCCCTCGACGTACTCCACATTCATAGATATCTCCGGGTACACATCAGAGCACATCCGCAAACTCTTCAATCTAACTTACGGAGCTGGTGACGATGCTAACACTTACAACATCGACTCTGAGAACTTGGTCTCTTTCGCCAAATACATGGGCTTCGACCTCAAGAACGTGTCTTACAAAGCTACAGACCCAACCGTCATCTTAGGCTCAGTCTTTCCTGCACCTGGAGGGTCATCTTCGGCCCACAATGACTATAAACGCCAACTATCGAAATTGCACCTCTCCACTATCAACCCTAGGTTCACCAAGCACGAACAGTTCGCTATGAAAGCCACTGGTGTGCTAGTCAGCAATTTTGGGAGCGCTCCAGACCTATCCGCCATGCTATCCAACCTCACGCACCTCACAGGGGCTCAAGTTACGACCGATATCTTCGACAAAGACATGCCTTACAACGCTAGATTCGGACAGTATAATCGTACCGACCCCTTTACGAATGACTTAGATGTCGAAAATATGTTAGATGGCTTTCACGATATCATGCAGGACGTATCCAAGATAGGTTCTGTCGAAGACCTCCAAAAGTACGCGGACATCATCGAACCCCCACCCACAGGACTAAGCCACGATAGAGCTAAAGACCGCTTACGACAGGCCGTCGCCGATAGCCAGCCCACCCGAGTCCCCTTAGTCGGAAACTTTTGGGAAAATCTCAATAAACAGGAAAAATCCGAGTGTAGTAAAGATATCACCGGAGCGGTGGCCTTAGAAGCCATCCAGCAGATCGCCGCTAAATCACAACACGGGGTCTACATAGTTGATCTCACGCCCGGGCCCGAAATCCTCGCCCGTACGGTCTGTGATGC